ATCCTGAGAATGTGCTGACTGCCGCAAAACAGAATCTAGATGTACTGCGCGACATGAAATCGCAACAGTATCGATCTGGAATGGTCAACATCTCTAAAGACAAAACTGCTTTGTCGTTTGATGGAATAGACAAGGCTATTGCTAATGCAGAGAAGCGGACAAAGTTCAAGGGGCAGATTAAAGACGCAGCAGCGTTTGATGCTTTGACAGAGGCCAAGGAACTAGTCAACCAATGGAAAGCACTAGACCCTGCTGAGTACCATACCCCAGAAGGCATGGATGCTCTTAAACAGTCTATTGGTGCAACCCTTGAAAAGCTAGATCCAAAGACAAACTCGTATAACACCATCAATCAGGTTTATGGTGCGGTCAAGAGCGAGATCGTTAAACAGGCTCCGGTTTACGCAAATGTAATGAGGGACTATACGAAGTCAATGGATCAGATTAAGGAAGTGGAGCGAGCCTTGTCTCTTGGCAATAAGGCTTCTGCTGATACCGCGATGCGTAAGTTACAGTCCCTGATGCGCGACAATGTGCAGACGAACTACGGCCAGAGGGTAAGGCTTGCTAAGCAGTTAGAGCAGCAAGGCGGTCAGATGATGATGCCTGGGATTGCTGGTCAAGCATTGCAGTCTGTTGTGCCACGGGGAATGTCGCAGGTTACCGGTGGCGGTTTGACTGGTTACTTAGGTTTCCAAGGGATGCTTCCGCAAGCCGCAGGAATGGCTGCGCTTTCTTCTCCTAGAATCATGGGAGAAACTGCTTATGGTCTTGGTGTTGCGGCTAGACCTGCTGCGGCGGCAGGCAGACAGGCTCCATTCCTTCTTACCCCAGAACTTTACAACCTACTTATCCAATCTGGAGAAGTTCAACAGTTACAGGAGCAATAAGAAATGCCCAAGACTAAGATTTCCGAGTATTCCTCGACCGCAGGTGATAACACCGACATTGGCGGGATAAACATTGCGGAAGGGTGTGCTCCTAGTGGGATTAACGATGCAATCCGAACGCAGATGGCCCAGCTTAAGAACTTTCTTACTGGCGCATCTGGTGACACAATCACTACCGCAAAGATAGTCGCTACTACCGCACAGATTGTAAACGCCTCGGTGACTGGCCCTGCAACATTTGCGGGCAATGTCATTTTGTCTTCTACCTCATCCCTGGGAACTCCTTCGTCTCTTACGCTTACAAACGCGACAGGACTACCTCTTACTACTGGAGTGACGGGAGTTCTGCCTATTGCTAACGGCGGAACTAATGCTTCTACTGCGGAAAACGCTAGAAGCAGCTTGGGGCTGGTGATTGGCACAAATGTCCAGGCTTATGATGCAGATACGGCAAAACTTGATGTTGTCCAAAGCTGGACTGCTCAACAGACATTTAAGGAACTCAAGGACACCGTTCATACCATTAGCGATGGCGCGGGCTTTGAGATTGACCCTGCTAATGGCTCAATCCAGATCGTAACCCTTGGGGCTAGCCGCACTCCAGCCGCAACAAACTTTGAGGCAGGGCAGATAGTACTGCTTGGAGTTGATGATGGCACGGCGTACACAATAACCTGGACTACCGTGAACCCAACATGGGTTAAAGCCGGTGGCACGGCATCTGCCCCGACATTGGCAACTACTGGCTACACTTGGATTCTGTTTTGGAAGGTTGGGTCAACAATTTACGGAACTGAAGTGGGGCAACCATGAATGTATTAAAGTTGGCTGCAAGAGGTGTGGCTTCTGGGCCAAACCCAAACGCATGGGATGTTTCACAAATTAGCCCAAACCCTAGTAGTTTTTCGGTGCAAAATGAAGACGCTAGCCCTACTGATTTGTTTTTTAAGTCAGATGGAACAAAGATGTATGTGCTTGGAACAGATGGGGACGATGTGAATGAATATTCTTTATCATCTGCGTGGAATATAACAACAGCATCTTACGTTCAGAATTTTTCAGTTTCAGCAAAAGAAACAGGCCCAACCGGGTTATTTTTCAGTAGCGATGGATCAAGAATGTTTATTGTTGGCTCGGCAAGCGATAATGTCCATCATTACGCATTGTCTTCTGCTTGGGACATAAGCACAGCTAGTTTTGTTCGGTCTTTTTCAGTAAACGCTCAAGACACATCTCCGCAGGCTTTGTTTTTTAAACCAGATGGAACAAAAATGTATGTTGTTGGTGGAACCGGAGATGATGTCAACGAATACAGTTTATCTACCGCTTGGGATATAAGCACAGCGTCTTATGTTCAAAACTTTTCTGTTGCAACGCAAGACACTGGGCCTTCTGGAATTTACATTAGAGACGATGGCGAAAAAATGTATATTGTCGGGAATGCCAATGACTCTGTTTATCAATATGGGTTATCAACACCTTGGGATATAAGCACTTCTTCATTAGAGGAAACGAAGTCTTTAGGAACCGCAACACCTATTGGGGTTTATTTTAAAGATGACGGTACAATAATGTTTACTGTTGATTTTACGGATGATGATGTGTACGCATATTTATTTAATGGGCCTTGAGGAGAAATAAATGCATGCTTTAATTACAAACGGTGTCGCTACCAAATATCCTTACACGGTAGGCGACCTACGCCGTGACAATCCGCAAACTTCTTTCCCCAAGGCTATACCAGAGCAGGTGCTTGCAAATTGCGGCATGGTTGAGGTGCAAGTACAGGCTCAACCATCTTATGACCAACGAACGCAACGAGTGGAAACTTCAAGTCTTCCAACGCTTGTTAATGGCGCTTGGACTATCACTAAGTCGGTGGTCAACAAAACTCAAGAGCAGATTGATGCTGATACGGCTAACAAGTCTGTAGAGGTTCGCAACAAACGCAATGAGTTGCTGACAGAATCTGACTGGACTCAACTACCAGACAGCCCTGTTGATCGTGCTTTGTGGGCATCCTATCGGCAGTCTTTGCGCGATGTTACATTACAGGCTGGATTTCCTTGGAATGTAACTTGGCCTGCTAAGCCGGAGTGATAGATGGAATGTGGAACCCGACCAGAGTGCGCCGAGATCGCAGATAGAGCAGTCCGCAAGACTTTTGCGATCCTTGGTGTGGATATAGACAAGCCTGAGTCCGTGGAAGAGTTTCGCCAAGACTTGCGGTTTGGCAAGCGACTGAGAAAGATTGCAGACCACGGAACTCTTGCGTTCTTTGGTGCTATTGCGGTGGCTGTTGTGGCCGCGCTCTGGATCGGAATCACGCAGTCTATAAAAGGTGACTAGTGCTACTGGAGTTGGCGGCGGCCAACGCTGCTTTTTCCGTTATAAAGGAAACTTTACAGAACGGCGGGGAGATCATGTCTGCTGGCCGTGCGGTGGTGGACTGGTTCAACGCTAAAAACAGTCTACAAGAAAAAGTACAAGATAAACCGCCAGACCAGAGATCAGACCTTGAGGAGTTCTTTGCACTAGAAGAACTCAACCGTCAGCAGCAGGAACTCAAAGAGATGTTTATCTACCAGGGTAGACCTGGGTTGTGGGATGACTGGCTTGCGTTCCAAGTAAAAGCTAGACAAGACCGCCAAGCAAAAGCTGCGGCAGAAACAAAAGCCAGACTCCAGAAAAAGAAAAAGCGCGACGAGTTGCTTCAGAACATTCTTCTTGGGTTCTGGATCTTCGTGTTGCTGATGGTTGTCTCTGGAATGATTGTCGGCGCAATATGGCTATCACTAAAAGGTAAATTCTGATGCTATCTCTCCTCTCCACACTTGGTGGCCTTCTCATCTCTGGCCTGCCGAAACTGCTGGAATACTTCCAAGACAAGCAAGACAAGAAGCACGAACTAGAGTTGGCCAAGATGCAGTCTGAGCGCGAACTTGCTTTAGCAGCGCAAGGCTTTGCGGCTCAAGCGAAGATAGAAGAGATCCGCACAGATCAGGTTTCCATGCAGACAGATGCCCAGATGACCGTGGCGGCGCTAGAACACGACCAAAAAGTCTTAGACCGCGCATCTACTTGGGTGGCGAACTATGTCGGGACAGTAAGACCCACGGTGACCTACATTTTCGTGCTGGAGTTGGTGCTGATTAACTTCTACCTGATGTATTGGGGGCTGAACGAGCCTGGGCTCCTCATCACAATCCAAGATGTGATCGCCTTTGCGGACATTGTTTTCTCCACAGACGAGATGGCGATGCTAGGTGGGATCATTGGATTTTGGTTCGGGTCGCGTAACTGGCAGAAGCGATGAAGTTAAGCAAGGTCGGTGCGGATCTCATGCACAGGTATGAGGGCTTCCGCACTAAACCATATCTCTGCCCCGCGCACATCTGGACGATTGGCTACGGCCATGTTCTCTACCAAGATCAGATTCGTCTGCCAGTTGTACGTACAAATAAGCCTGGGCTGATCCGCAAAGAGTACCCGCTTAAACCGGAGGACAACCGTGTCTGGTCGAAACAAGAGATCGAGGAACTATTCTCAGAAGATGTCGCAACTTTTGAACGCGGTGTTCTACGACTTGTTCCCAGCGCTACTGGCAGTCAAGGCCGCTTTGACGCTTTGGTCAGCTTTGCCTTTAACGCAGGGCTAGGAAATTTACAGCGGTCTAGCATCCGCATGAAAGCCAACAGAGGCGACCACGAGGGTGCTGCGGAAGCGTTTATGGCGTGGACTAAAGGCGGCGGGAAAGTCCTGCCTGGGCTTGTCAAGCGCAGACAGGACGAGAAGGCACTCTACTTATCTTAGAACGGTGGCGCATCATCAAGGAATGGATCGCTATTACGCGCTGGCTCCGGCATCGGGCGTGGCGCATCGTTCTTAGCCTGGAAGGTTAGACTGTAAAACTTACCAGTCCCGTCTTTCCTCTCCTTCTGCCAGCCAGAGATCCAATACTCCGTACCGTTTATCTCACACTGACCCTTTATATCTGGGTGCTTGTCTTCCGTCTTGCGGTCATTCTTGCTTATGAGGCCGCGCATATTGTTGTCGTACTGTGTCATTCAATCATCTCCCGTCGTGTGATGGTGTCAAAAAGTACATCTACTTCCTGCAAAAACTTCTTCGCTTCTTCCTCTATTTCCGCAATCTCCGCAGCAGTAGGGTAAAAACGGCGCACAAGCAGTTGTTGAGCCTCTGGCATACGAGGGTCATAGGAAACGAAGTCAACCCAACTGCGACCCGTTACGGCGCATTGCAAGACCATTTGGTCTTTATGCTCGTCTGGGATGCCGGCATCTAAAATCCAGGAGACATGGGTTGCGGTAGTTGGGCATTTAATCTCTATAAGCCCATCGTCCACAAACCCGTCTGGAGATGCCCCAAGAAACTCTATGGTCGGGTGATCTATGAATCCGACATCCTGCACGATGCGACCTGTCTTGGCCTCGTAAGCTGCCTTGGCTTCGGGTTCCTTCTCTATTCCCCATTGCATTGGGCCGTTCACATACTTATCAACAATGTCGCCCGTCATCCTCTCGCATAAGATCTCTACCTTAAGATCTTTCCGCTTCTCGCTGTCATCCCCATTCTTGAGCCTTTTCTTGGCCCACTTCATCCTGCTACCGGTCAACTTCCCGCAACGGGCGTTCATAAACGCGCCAAAGTTGCCAGCTTGGTGCGGATTTTCCTCTCTAGACATCTTCCGTCTCCTTAGGAATAACTCCGCGCTCAAACCCATCCTCGTCTTTAGAGAACACAATCCACGGGTTCTCGCATCTCTTTTGCGCTCTCATAGCAATCTGGTAGTCAAGCGTACAGTCTTCGCAAAACCCAACCTTGGGGGTTGGTGGAAGGTGTCGTGCTGCTTCCCTCCAGTTGTCATAGGTTGACTTGTCCGTACAAGTCGGAACCTTGTCCGCAAAGTTCACCATCTTTATAAGCATTACTTTTTCCCCCATAGTTCCAGGCAAGCCATCTCTAACTCTGCGCCTGCTGGATTAGTTTTAAGAGCGTCTTTGATGCCCATGTTGTACGCAGCGATAACATCCTGCGGCATCTCTACCGACGAGACTTGCGTATCTAACAGTTTATCAAAAGAGAGTATGACTAACAATGTGGTCAACACTCCCAGAACCACCCCCATCCAGAAGGTTTCCTTCTGCACTTTTTCTATTTCGTAGATCATAAGAAGAGTCCTGGCAGAAAGTTGACCATCAAAAAAAGCGCCGCAAGACACAGCGCCACCAAGAATCCGTCTAAGTTTTCGTTCATCTCGTCTCCTTGTTGTGACGCTCACGCATGATTCTCCAAGACTCCATATCCATAGCGTTTTCAGCGTCCATAGCCCATTGCCAGAGAGCGTGAGCATCGTTCTCAATCTGGGTGCAGATGCTACGAATTTCTATGTAGTCCACATTCCGAGATGCCCGCGTAAGGCGGGTGAGTTTGTTTACCGCGTCCTGCATCTGAATGATGATGTATGCCTCGTTCATTTCACTCGCTCCTTTGCAATGTCTTTAAGGTCTGCTGCAATCTTCTTGTCTTCCGCACTCAGGTTCTGCCAGAGAGTTTGGAGGCTTGCCATACTGTCTACTGCCTTAAACGCTACCTCTAGCGCACCGCGGCGTGGGTGAGGTTTCTCTGCCTGCTGGTGGATCGCGTTCTGCACTTCGTTCGCACTAGCAAACTCTGTCCCGCCGATTCCCAAAGCAGCCAGGGCCCGACCGTGTGCGCTGGTCTCTGCGTTCTCAAGGGCAGATGTTCCGTTTATCTGGCTAGACTTGCGGTATTCCTCTGCGTGGCCGGTGGCTAATACGCGTCCGGTTTCGTCTGCGATGATGGACTTCATTACTACGCAATCTGCGTCGCGAAACAGAACCTCGGAGGTAAGCGCCCAAGTAGGATGTGCTTCGCGGAACTTCTGCACCCGCAGGGCGACGGTCTGGTACTCCTTACCGCGTATGTTTACGATTCCTGTGTTGGAACTCATTTCGTCTCTCCCATGCTAGTTTGATTGCAGTCTTCAGACTGTGGCTGAACTTCAGGTAATACCGAACCATACGCAAGAAATTCCTCACGCTCTTGCTCCTCAAGTTGTAATTGGTAGTGAAGGTATTGCAGGTCATCCATGTGCTTCTCCTTTTTCATCCGGTCTAGGAGTAATTCGACCGTAAGAGAACTATAACAATCTCAAAGCACCATGTCAAACAGTATTGGATCAAACTTTCTTAACCATTTAACAGTCATGATTAACTATTTGTTTTGTAATTGTTATAAGGTAGTATGTGCGCCGTGAAAGTGACCCGCCGCGATTGCATAGTCGCTTACGAGTTCTTAGCGAGCC